AAGGAAGACGAATGACAGAGAAGGAAGAACTGGAGCTTGAGAAACTACAAGCCGAAGTTCACAAGCTCACCGCCGAAACGAGGAAATTCATCGCTGAGGCTAACAAGATAAAGCGGGAAACGATGTTTTACCCGTTCGTGGCAGTAGGTGGTTTAGTTACAGTGATCGTCACCGCCGCCGCCTTTATCCACAAGCTCTAACGTCAAGCCCCGAGAGATCGGGGCTTCCGCCAAGCGGGCTTGAGCTTTGCGTCGATTCAGGTAACAGTATCCAAAGAGGGTCTTGCAGCAGGCGTGACCCGACATCCCAAGCGAGGAAGATTATGAGCCACGAACAAGTCATCAAGCAGATGCGGGAAAACCTGGCCCAGTTGGGCAACGAGGTTCGCAGCGGCCCGCAGCATGAAGCCCGCAGCATTCTGCTATCAGCGGCAGCAGGTGCAGTGTTTGCACTGTCGGTGAGCTGGGTAGCGTTTAAGATCTTTTCTTGAATAACCGCCCTGGTAAGTGTTGGGGCTTCGGATTTCCGATGAAGCGCATCAAGTATTACGAGCCACCGTCGGCAGGCGATCTTGCTCAACTGAAAGAAAATCTCAACTTCACCAGCCCTCAGATGGCAGATTTGGCCGGGCTCGCCCAAGGCGCACAATGGCGCAAGTATACGGGCGGTGCTGCCCCGAGAGAGCTGGGCATGCAAATGCACTTCTACATGGCGGCATTGCTAACCCTGGGTGATGATGAGCTTGGCAGGATCGCCGATTTAATGCGTTCTCAGGGCGCACAGGTTGACCTGGGGCCGCTGCCATCCGGTCCAACCACTGCGTGATACAGCTGAATTACCCCAAAGCCTCGGCATCTGCCGGGGCTTTTTCGTTTTCGGCCCCGCCACACCCTTCGCTCTGAGCTGGGAGTGCCGCCGGGGCTGATTGATCAAGCTGCGTGAACGACCACTTCCAGGCGTTTACCCATAGCGGCCAGAGCTTTCTCGATCGCTTCCATCTTGGATGTGTGAAGGAAGTCGACCAGGCGATCGCCTTGGGTCTGAGCTACGCCCAGGAGGCGGCACAGATCGGCCTTGCGCATATCACGAGCCATCATCTCATTCCACAGCACGATCTTCGCCACAGTGACGGCCGGCAAGTGAATCACTTCTTCGCCTGGCTGTGCCGCTGACGCTTGCGGGATTACCTCTCGCTGATCTACGTAGATGGACAAGGTGGTCTCAATCGCGTCCACGGCTTCGCGGATCGCGTGTTCTTTATTGTCGCCGTAGCTGTTCAGCAACGGAAGATCGCGACAGAAGACGGCCAAGCCCGGCGCGCTGTCGTCCTGCTCAAAGCGGATTGCATAGTCGTACATTGGTCACTCCCTGGAGGTGATTGCCCAGCGTTAAGATGTGGTGAAGGGGCTCTTAGAGCCCCAGTTGTTTAATGATCGCCTTGCGGGTGGGTTCTGGTATTTCCTTACTGCCGTGATCCGCGAAGGTGCTCCTGTTGCCGTTTGGGGCGATGATCTTGAAGTGGCTTCCTTTGCCTGCTTCGAAGGTCACCCCTTGGGCCTTCAACCATCTTCTGAACTCGCTGGACTTCATCACCTCGCCTCGTTGTTTGGATGAGTCCATTATACAACGTTTTTGTTGTAATACAACAATTTTGTATTATTTATGCAGTCATGCCAACGGAGTAGCGCGCATGGAGTTTTTACAGCGCCTGCTCGACAAGATCGACAGGTTCGAATTGTTGATTGCGGGCCTCATTGGTGCCGTTGTTGCGAGCTGGTGGCACAAGGACGACTTGTCCGACTGGCGCGCCTGGATGGTGTTCTTGATCACGGGGGTTGCCTGTTCGCTTTACCTGACGAGCATGGTCAGCGCCTACCTGAATGTCACTGAGCCGAAGATCGTCGCCGGGATTGGTTTTCTTCTGGGCACCTTCGGCGGCTCGCTATTGGCAGCAATCAACCGAGCCATCAAAGCCGCTGACCTCTGGGCGCTTATCCGCCAGCGGTTCGGGGGAGGCAATCCACCATGAATCTTGAACTGATCAACTCCATCGCCTGCGGCCTGATCGCTTTCTGGGCGACCTGGTGCGTACTGAGCGGGAAGGTGAGGGACGGCATCCTCGGGAAGCTGATTTACTCGGCCATCGCCATCAGCGGCTTCGTCGTCATGGCGCGCAGCCAGAACATCTTCTTCGGCCCGACCAGTGCCGGACTGACGCTGCATGTTGCCCTGGCCATGGCCGGTGCCCGCCACATCTTCATGGTCACGTACTGGCTGAGGGTGAAGCACTGGCTTTGTCGGACGCTTAGTTGCGAACACTGCATGGGGTGCCCAAAAGCACCTAACGGCATCGATCGCCGCAAGAAGTAATCCGCGCCACGTTTTCATAACCGCCGTTTCGTGGCGCGAGATAGATCAATTTATGACCACATCAAAACCGCGAATTCAGATTCAGGGGGGGCAGGTCGTCACCACTGACAGCCTTTCCAACATGGTTGCCAACATTGGCACTAACCGAGACAAGCGCACGCACAACGTATTTGGCTTTGAATTCGTCAATCAGATTGAGCTTGAGGCTGCCTATCAGTCCAACTGGATAGCGCGCCGGATCGTGGACAAGCCGAACGAAGACGCTCTGCGTGAGTGGCGCAAGTTCTCTGGCAAGCAGTCCAAACAGATAGAGACCGAAGAGCGACGTCTCGGTGTGCAGCAACACTACCTCGACACTTGCTGCTGGGGTGACCTTTACGGCGGGGCGGCATTGCTGGCTGTGACCAACCAGAATCTGAGCGAGCCGCTCGACCTGGAAAAGGTAAAGAAGGGTAACCTGAAGAACCTGGTGGTCCTCGACCGCTGGGACATCCAGCCAACCGAATTCAACCTGACCGACCCGCTCAAGCCGAATTGGATGCTCCCCGAGTACTACATGATGGTGAACGGCGAGCAGCGCATTCACTACAGCCACATCATTCGCCGCACTGGCGCTCGCCTGCCGCGCCGCATGCGCATGTTTGAACAGGGTTGGGGTGACAGCCGCCTACGCCGCTGCATGTCTGACCTTCGTGATGTGGTGGCTACCAAGGGCGGTATCGCTTCGCTGGTGCTGGAAGCCAACGTCGACACGATCAAGGTAAAGGGGCTTAAGTCTGCATTGGCAAGCGCCCAGTGCGATAGCGTCACCGAACGGTACCGCATGTTCGGCATGATGAAGTCCCTGGTTAACCTCGGCCTGCTGGATGCGGACAGCGAAGAGTACGAGCGCAACAGCATCTCGTTCTCCGGCCTGAGCCAGATCATGGAGCAGTTCATGGTGTGGACGGCGGGCGCCGCTGAGATGCCTGTCACCGAGTTGTGGGGCCAATCAGCCGCAGGGCTTGGAGCGACCGGCGAAGGTGATCGCAAATCCTACGAGGGAACGATCAAGGCCAAGCAGGACGGCCAGATGCGCCTTGACCTTGAAAAGCTCGACCAGATCCTCATTCGCTCGGCGCTGGGTTATTACCCTGACGACATCGAGTTCGAATGGAATCCGCTGTCGCTGCCTTCGGGCGATGAACAGGCTCAGGAAGATCTAGCCGACGCTCAGGCCGACGCGATCAACATCGAAAGCCGCGTGATCCGCCCAAGCCACGCTATGCGCCGCGCTCAAGGGAAAGGCACCTACGCCATTACTGACGAGCAGATCTCCGCTCAGGAACAGATCGAGAGGGACGAAGACAATGGGATTGGCGACGACGGCGAAGGCCTCCCAGGTTTCTCCCTTGGAGAAACTGAGGGCGATAAACCTCGCGATGCTGGAGCAGCGGAAAAAGAAACCCCGCGCCCCTAAGCCTGTTCTGCCAAGTCAAGAGGCTGAGCGCTACTACAGCGGCCAGCTTCGGGGCATGGTTAGGCTGATGGCTGAAGAGCTGGTCAAGGCGCTGGAACCTGAGCTGAAGCGCCTCAAGCGTGATTACATCGCTGACGCCAAGCCGACTATGGATGGCTGGACTGATGAAGTCCTCGCGGCAATACGAGGGGTTTCACGCCGGTTCAGTTCATCCCTGTTCGAATCCCAGATCCAGCGCGTGGCTGCCAGCACTGTAAGCCGGGCCGAAGCCGACAACGCCGAGGACTTCCGCAAGTCGGTCAATCAGGCGGTCGGTGTCGACTTCCAGCTAATAACACGACCTAAGGGCATGCAGGACTACCTGGAAGCCTCCACCGCTGAAAACGTGAACCTGATCAAGTCGATACCCGACGAATACTTCAAAAACGTCGAGACGATCGTACTGGGCGGTATGAAGGATGGTCTCGCGCCTACCGCCATCGCCAAGCAGATTCAGGAGCAGACCGGTGTAAGTGCCAGGCGAGCCAAGCTCATTGCAAGGGATCAGGTGTCGCAGCTCAATAGCGACCTGACCCGTCAACGCCAAGCAGCGGCCGGCATCGAGTTCTACAAGGCGGTGGATGCTGGTGATCAGCGCGTATCTGGTGCACCGGGGGGCAAATACCCCAATGCCAAGATCAGTTGCTACGGAATCGCGCGCCAGGACATCGGATACGGTCCGGGCATCTACAAGGTGTCAGACGGCGCACCATGGGGTGGCAATACAGGGCTGCACCCCGGAAAGCATCACGTGCTTTGCCGATGCGTCGGTCTGGCCATGATCCCTGGCGTGAACTACTTCCCCAAAGACGGGTAACCCAATGCAAAGAATGACCATCGATGAGGCCTTCAAGCCTACGTCGCGAACACTCACGCCTGAAGGTTTTCTATGCGTGAAAGGCATTGCGGCCCGCACAGGGGTTTATCAGTACCTGTCGAGCGAGCTTGACCTTGAGGGGCCAGAGCGGATCGTCAACGTCTACCGCTCGCCCGAAGAGGTGTTCAAGCCTGAGTCGATGGCCACCTATCTCGACAAGGACGTGACCAACGACCACCCGGATGACCTGGTTGACTCCAAAACATTCAAGGATGTCTCGGTCGGCCATGTGCGTGGCGTTGAGCGGGACGGTGACAACCTGATCGTCGACATGATCATCAAGGATCAGTCCGCCATCGACGATATCCAGTCCGGCAAGGCCGAGTTATCCCCCGGTTACCTCGCTGAATACGTGGAAGCCCCCGGCGTAGACCCTGTCTCCGGCACCGCATACGAATACGAGCAGCGTGACATTCAAATCAATCACAACGCCGTTGTAGCAGCAGCGCGGGCCGGAAAGGTCGCCCGCATTTTTGATCACAAACCGAAAGGTATTACCCATATGGCGACCCGGAAAGTCTTTCTGGACTCCAAGAAAAGCCGAGCCATCATCCTGGACGAAGAGGCCGCAACGGTAGTCGAAGACGCCGTGGCAGCCTTGCAAAAGTTCGCGGATGAAGAGTCGGAGCGCGCAGACAAAGCTGAAGCCACCAAGGACGAAGCCGAAGAGAAGCTGGAAGAGGCCAAGAAGGAAACTTCGGACGCCGCTATCGGCCTGCGCGTGAAAGCAACCCTCGACACCATTGCACTGGCTGGCAAGGTCGTTAAGTCCTTCGACGCTAAAGGCCTGGTCTCCCCTCTGGAGATCAAGCGCGCTGCGATGGCTCAACTCAAGCCTACTCGCGACTGGGCCTCGAAGTCCGAGGCTTACGTGACTGCCGCCTTCGACGCTGCCGCTGATGAAGCGGACGAAGAAGACGAGGACGACAGCACCAAGACCAACGATAGCCTTCGCCAGTTCGCCAAAGACGCAGCAGCACGCGGTCTGAAGCCAACCACGGATGGCACTGACGCATACAACACTTTCCTGCGAGGTGGCAAGTAATGGCTACTGCAATTGATACCTTTGGCCAATACGCCGGTAAGGCCTACGAAGGCCAGATCAATGACCTTAGCATGGCGGATGTAACCACCGCTGTCGCGTCGGTAGCCATTCCATTCGCGCGCGCCGTGGTATCCGCAGCCATCGACAAGCAGGTCGCACTTCCTGCCGCTGGCGCTGGTTTCTTTCTGGGCATCTCCGTACGCAAGCCGGTTGGCGTGAGCGGTAACTACATGACTGGCCAGGTCTCCGACAGCGGCAACACTGTTGGCGCCTACCGCCTGAACGAAGAAGTCAGCCTGATCAGCACTGGCCGCATTTGGGTCAAGACCTTGGCCGGTGCCACCAAGGGCGCGCAGGTTTACGCCGTGCCACTGACTGGCGAGCTGACCAACGCGGCCACAGCAGGTAATCACCTGCTGCCAGGTTGCGTATTCAAGACCACCGCGGCGGCGGGTGAGTTGGCGCTGGTACAGGTCAAGTCCGACGTCACCACCACCATCGCCGCTTAAGGATCAGATCGAATGAAGACTTTCGACGCTTCCCCCCAGGCGCAACTGGGCTTCCTGTTGGGTCAACTGACCTACGTTGAACAGGAAGTTCTGCGCCAGCCATACCCAGAAATCAAATACCCGTCGATCCTGACCGTCGACACCTCGGCACCGGATTACACCGAGTCGATCGCCTTCAAGGTTCTCGACTACAAGGGTGATCCGGCGCCAATCGGTGACGTTTCCCACGATTTCCCGCTCGCTGAAATCGCTGCAAAGATCGGCGGTGTTGACGTGGTTGAGGCTGGCCTGGGCTACACCTACACCCAGATCGAAGTCGGCAAGGCCATGCAAATCGCCAACTCTGTCGGCTTCGGCGGCGCGATCAACCTGTTGGCCGAAAAGCCAATCGCAACCCGCACCCTGACCGAGCAGTGGCTGGATCGCGTAGCCTTCGTTGGTGATGCGCGCTGGCCTTCGTTGACCACTGGCGGCCTGCTGAAGTATCCAGGCGTACCAGTCGTTGCTACCGGTACTCTGCTCGGTGGCGCGAACAAGACCATTGCCCAGATCCTGGCTGGTGGCGGTGAGACTGCCGCAAACGAGATCCTGACCCTGCTGAACAACGCGATTCTGCGTGTTTACGCTACTCAGACCAACTCGATTTTCCGCCCGACTCACATCCTGCTGCCGCTGGTTGAATACGGCCTGCTGACCACCTTCCGAATCCCGAACACATCGGAAACGTTGGTCAGCTACCTCGAGCGCGTGCTGAACATCAAGATTGAACCGATCCTGCAGGCGGCCACCGCCGGCGCTGGCGGCGGCAATCGCATGATGGTCTACACCAAGAACGCCCAGTTCGCCAAGTTCCACCTGCCAATGCCTTACACGCTGAACGCGCCTATCCCGTCTCACGGCGGCCTGCGCTTCGAAGCTGCCGGTGTAGTGCGTACTGCTGGTACCGAGCTGCGTGTTCCGATGTCCCACCTTTACGTTGACGGCATCTAAGGGGGTCACATGGCTGCGAAGAAAAAGCAAACCGGTGAAACCTCTTCGTCGGAAGCGACTGTTTGGACCAACGTCAGCAAGAACCCGGTGATCCTGGGCGACGGCAGCACTGTGGGGGCTGGTGAGCAAACCACCCAAGAGCAGGCTGAGTTCGCCGAGGGTTCGCTGTGGGAAGAGCATGGTGTGCTGGTCTCTGGCGCGCCGGTTCTGACCGATGACGGTGCTGGTCAAATCGAAGTGTTGAGCGCTGAGATTGAAACCCTGCGCGCCCAACTGCTCGCCGTAGGCTCCGAGAAATCGGGACTGCAGGCCGAGATCGAAGAGCTGAAAAAGCAGATCCCTCCTAAAGAGTGATCGACCTATAGCCCCGCCCGGTGCGGGGCCGTTTCATTCTGGAGTCGTAATCATGGCATCAGTAAGCATTGACGTTACGGTTACGAGCAGATGGTGGTTCATGCCTATCGTGATGCTCATCAACCTGCCCAACCTAAAATTAGTGTTCGGTGATGGTGATGCGTGGATTCCTAAATGGATCGTAAACCACGGAATCAAAGTCGAGGTCAACAATGGCTGAGCTCACGATTGAAGTGACGCCGGCGATCATTGCGGACTTCCGAGCGTTCTACGAAGAATTTTCTGACAGTGCTATTTGGTCTGATACCAAGATCACCAAAGCGCTGTACATCGCACGCGGCGAGTTTGGCGGCTGCGCGCACTGGGGCGACTACAAGCCCTACTCATTTTTCCAGCGGGGCTGGTTCGCCCTCGCTGCGCACTACCTGACCTGGAACAAAGCGACATCTGATGCCACCAGTGCCGACGGCAGCGCCTCGACGCCGTACGCGCAGGCCAGCAAATCGGTACGTGATGAGTCGGTGTCCTACGCCATACCAGGCGCGAACGACTCTTTGACGACCTGGGAAGCGGCCGTGGCCCTTACTCCCTACGGCCTTGAGTACCTTCACCTGCGCTCGCGGGCTGGCATGGGAGCGATCTGCGTATGATCGAGCCAACCATAAGCATGGTCGGGACGCAGCAGGTCGAGCAAGCGCTCAAGGAGCTCGCCAAGAGACTTGAGGGCCAGACACGCGTATTGGTCGGTGTTCCAGAAGGTGCCGGCTCATACGAAGACGGCTTGACCATCGCCACCATTGCCGCAGTGAACAACTTCGGATCGGCTGATGGACGAATTCCCGCGCGAGAGTTTCTTCAGCCGGCCATCAACGAAGGCGCCCCCCAATACCAGCGACTGGCCGAATTGATGATCCCTAAAGTGCTCAGCGGCGAAATGGCCATGATTACTTTACTTGAGCAGATGGGGAACCTTGCAGAAGGCCACGTTAAGCAAAAGATCACAGACGGCCCATTCGTGGAAAACGCCGCCTCAACGATTGCCGCCAAGGGCTCCGACAAGCCACTTCAGGGCAAAACAGGAAACCTTCGCCAATCCATCCGCTACGTCATCGACGAAAGCTCTGAACCGCTCGACGAGGGCTTGTGATGGGATTGAATATGCGCGGCCACGTTAGCGGGCCATTCATCACTCACAAGGGCGTGGTGCTCAACCGGTACTCCAGCGAGATCGTAGACTTTGAACCGGTGCTGGCCATTACCCACACAGACACTTTTGACGCCAATGTGCAGCCGGTCAGTGATAAGGAAATCGAATTCCTGAACATCGGCGCCGAGCGAATCAACGATGTCAGGGTGATCCACCGCAACGACGGTAAAGGGATTGAGGTTTCCACGGCGGGTAAGTTGGCTGACATTTTGGTGTTCGCCGAGACGCCCGATAAGCCTGCCACCTGGTGGAAGTCCATAGCGACCGACTACCGGCCCTGGCACAACTTCTGCCGATCCGTGGTGGCCAAGCTTGATCCTGCCGAGATAGCCAGCCTGGAGGCGCACACAGATGCTTGACTCCAAAGCGCTGTCCAAGGCGGTCTGCCGCATCGTTGTCGCTGTCACCGGGTTGCCGGCCGACAAGGTGATCCTCGCCGACAACAACACCGCCGCCCCGTCCGGCTCTTACTGCGCAGTACGCCTGCAGAACCCCGAGCAGTGGGGGCAGGCGCTCAACTCGCAAACCAATGTCCCGGCCATTGATGACCCTCAATATGAGGACATCATCGCCAAGGCTGCCACCCAGTTCACGCTGGGCTTCAGCATCAACTTCTACCGGGCTGGCGCCGTCATGTACGCCGCCGCCCTGTGCGAGGCAAACAAGCGCGAGCCGGTGAAGACCATTCTGCGCGCTGCAAAGCTTGGCTGGTCCCGCGTATCTCCAATCAACAACCTAACCGGCCTATACCAGGCCGCCATGGAAGAGCGTGCCCAGCTCACCCTTTACCTGTATGGCGAATCAATCGCCGAGGACCGCATACAGCGGATCTATCGCGCGGGCTTCTCCGTGCAAACCGAACAATCTGGCGCTGTGGCGCAAGGGGAAGTAAATGGCTTATCCGGCTGAAGAAATCATCAACATCAACGTCCTGATCAACTCGGCCGGGCTTGGGACATCCAACTTCGGCGCCGGTATGGTGTTTGCGGACTTCGATTCTTCGAGTGATGCGGCGTTCGTGACCGGCACCTACCGAGATTACGGTACAGCCGCCCAGGTAGCGGTTGACTTCAACATCGCCTCTGATCCATACGCCGCTGCGCTGGCGTGGTTCTCTGCGGTTCCTAAACCCAAGAGTCTTCGCATCTACTTGCGCATTGAGGACGACACCCCGGTTGAGTCGCTTAACGATGCAATCGGCAAAGGGATTTGGTTCTACTGGTACGAGTTCGAAACATCGATTCGTGCCGTAGACGCAGATGTGCTTGCTCTGGGTGCTGCAGGGGACGCCGCTAACAAGTTCTTCGCGTTCACCACAAACCAACTGTCAGTCCGCGACCCTGCCATCGCTACCGACATTGTTAGCAAGGCCTTCATTCAAGGCTCGCGTCGCATGTTCATTGTGAGTCACGCCACTGAGCCGTACGCAGGCTTTGAGCTTGCAGCTGTATTCAGTCGCGTCAATTTCAACGCTGCCAACTCGACCATCACCGGTGAATTCAAGAAGCTGCCAGGTATTGACGCGGAAAGCCTTACACCTACCGCCTACAGCGCCATGAAACAAAAAGGCGCGATCTTCTACACGGTTGTCGAAACCGGCGGCGAAAAAGATATGGGGCGGATCATCAACTCCAAAACTACATCGACTTACGGCGAGTTCATTGACGACGTTTTCAACCTGGACGCCTTCGTAAACTTCGAGCGTGTGGCGCTGTACAACGCCCTTGTCAAGGTGCCAACCAAGCTGCGCCAAACCCCTTCTGGGCAGCAAGTGCTTATTGATGCAGCCTCGCAAGTTGGTGAGAAGTTCATCAGTAATGGCTATCTGGGCGAGCGCCTGTACGAAGATGACGAGACCGGCGAAGAAAAGACCAGTCGTGGCTATGAAGTCCTTACAAAGGCTGAAGCCATCCTTCAAATATCCGACGCAGAGCGAGCGGCTCGTGGATCGGCGCCAATCAGCATGCGGCTATTCCGCGCTGGCGCCATCCATGCCGTGGATCTGACGGCGAACGTAGAATAAGGGGCGGTAAAGCATGGCACTTTCAGATCTTTCTGTAGAAAACACCATTGTGGTCATCACTGGCGTCGGTGTGCTGGATGACTGGGGCCGAACAGATCCCCCATTCACTGTTGAGCCGATCGATGACCAAGCAAACCTCAGTCGAGGGCTTGGCGGCAATGCAGTGCGTTTCCACCGCAAGAATCCAGGCATTCGCCTAACCGTTAATCTTATGCCCGGCAGTCCGCAGGCGCTGGCTTTGCAGGCTCAGATTACCGCGAAGGCCGAGGTTTCCGGCTCATACGCGTCTATCGCGGGCCTTGAAGGCGGCGTTTTCAGTGAGGGTGTTGTCACTCGCGGCAAGTCGATGGCTCGCGGCGGCCCAGGCATGAATGACGCAACCTTCGTAATGGAATTCAACAAAGGCGTGATTGTATGAGTCAGGCCGAAACGTATATCCGCACCATTGAGCATGATGGCGTGACCTATCGCTTCGGCATGCCAAGCGCAGAAAAGCAGCGCGCCGTCTTGTTCCGACTGGGTAAGTACGGCGTAGAGCCAATGATCAAGGGTTTGGCGCTGGCTGAGATTGGCGCTTCGTCCTCGTTCGTAGTTGCTGGCGGGATCGTGGGGACAATGCTCGCGCGCATGCCCGAAGACGACTTCAACTTCGTCTGCGATTCGATGCTGGGCAAGCTGTTCAAGGAAGGCAGCACGGCGCCGTTGACCATGGAAGACTTTTCCGGCCGCTTGAAGACCTACTTCACGATTGTGGTGCTGGCGCTCGGGAATGTATTCGAGGATTTTTCAGGACTCCTGACCCCCTTCCAGAAATCTACCGCTTCAGCCGAGGCGCCGGGTTCGAGTCAGGAGAGCGGTTAAACCCGGCTGTCGATTGGGAGCTTTGGCGGCCCTGTGTGGGCATACCTGGCCTTTGCCCGCCGCTTTGCACATACAACCAGCTCACGGACGGCACCCATTCGCTTGGATGGGTAAAGCGCGCCAACTTGGCCATGGATGAAATGATCTATGCCCGCCATCTGGCAGAAGCCAATCGACCGAAATAGCCCTGCAATCGCGGGGCGTTTGCTTTTCAAGGGGCTGGAAATTGAAAGTATTAGAAAGCTTCTTGATTGCCCTTGGCTTGAAGGTTGATGAAAAGTCATTCCAGAAAGCCGACGCCGCTTTTGGCGGGCTCACAAAGTCGGCCTTGCAGCTAGGTGCGGTTCTGGCGGGCAAGCTCGCCATTGATAAGGTGGTGGGTGACTTCAAGGACGCTGGCACTGAGCTGAACAACTTCAATAAGTTGACGGGGCTTAGCACGCAGAACGTTCAAGCTCTGGGCCAAGCCCTGACGGCACAAGGCGGAAGCGCCTCAGATGCGTTTTCGGCAATGAAGAAGATTCAGGACCTCATGGCATCCCCTATCACCGGGGACACTGGATGGTTTGGCG